GTGGGAGCCATTTGATTCGCTGTCGCTGTTGGCGTGTGCAATAATCCAGACTCTATCCCTTCTGTGGAGTGCATCAACGGCACAAGCTGGAATAACAAACGTCCTTGCGGTGTAGCCCTCTGTTTCCAAGTCAGCGAGCACCTCGTCGAGCCCCATATTGATGTGCCCAGCAACATTTTCTCCAATGACCCAAGTGGGCCTGAGTTCTTGGACAAGCCTAAACATTTCTGGCCAGAGGTGACGGTCATCTTCTGCGCCACGCCGTTCTCCTGCGAGGCTGAAAGGCTGGCATGGGTATCCGCCGCAAATAAGTCCGATGTTCTGTATTCCATTGTCTTGGAGTTCCTGTTTGGTCAAAGTTCTAACGTCAGAAAATATAGGAACGTCAGGCCAGTTCTTGCGTAAAACTTCTTGAGCCTCTTGGTCGTATTCACAAAAGGCTGCGGTTTCAAATCCAGCAGCCTCAAGGCCCAGGCTAAATCCGCCTATGCCAGAAAATAAGTCTAGCACCTTCACTTGAGGCCCTCACAATCTGGTTGAACGTTGAGATAGTCGGGATGATACCCCGCACAATAATCTTCGATGTACTGGTTGTGCTGCTCGACCTCGTGGTCGTAATCACTGGTTGAGATCCACAGGAAAGCCGCGACTACTGCCACGGCTATACATATTTTGGTTAGGCGGTTCATTAGTAAGACTCCCCTTTGTTGTCTAGGTATTCAGAGAATCTGTGTAGCATGTTGCCGAAATATTCGAGCGCCTCGGTATCTGGCCCAATCTCTGCTATAATCTGGTATTGGCGAGATTGATCGCAGGGGCCAAAAGGTGAGGGTGAATACTGCCATTCGCTAGGCGTGTCTGAATCAAGCGCCCAGTGTAGATAGTCGGCCACCGCAAAATGCCAAGTCATAGCCGAACCCCAAGCGTCATAGCTGTCATAGTCTAACTTGAATTGATCTTTCATGATTCCTAAATGTCGCATTATGCTACCTCCTCATCTCGATAGTCAGCCCAGAAATCTGTAGCAATCTCGCGCCAGTTGACCTCTGCCAATGCTGAAGTCAAAAGGTCATTCTGAAGGGTGCCGCCATCTTGGAAGGTTAGGGTTTGATCTACAATATCGCGGATCATAAGCTCAAGCGCAAAAGCGTCTGATGCTGAATAAGCAGCGTCACGAGTTGCAAAGTACAGGCCTTCGTCATTAGCGAGCCAAAGGTTTACAGTTCTAGTCATATCCATGGTGTTAATCCTCTTTTGTTTGGGTTTCGGCCTAATGGCCTCATCAGTACCAGTCTCGAACTGGTAGACCCGAAGGCGTTGGTTAAGACGCCAATTCTTCGAGTAATTTTTCTGCGTTTCTTTCGCGTTCTGAATATTTGTTATCCTCAAAATACTCAATTCTTCCTCGCACCCATTCAATATTTGGCAGTGTTATGCCAAATTTGTCATCAAGTTTGATCATCGCTTCGGCCCATTCATATCTTAAAGACCAATAGCAAGAGTGATCATTCCTTTGCCGTTGTTCTCGATAAGCATCACTCAAAAGGTATGAGACCAGCTTTTCGTTTTCGTGTACGGTTTCAAATAACTTAGTAATTTCTGCCGCTGCTTCCTTGGTGATTCCGTTAATTGATCTGCTCATGTGTAATTCCTCTTAAGTTGTTGTATAATCAATGTCACGGGATAGACTCTCGCATGTATCGCAAACGGTGTCCACTTTGTTGCTATACCGTTTTGTTATATGGTCTATTCCTAAATAGCATATACCGTAAAATATAGGGTAAAACGTGCCAGATAATAGACACCGTTTAGATAAAGAAACAGTTAACAGGCACTTTCCTGAGTGGGATCATGGGGGCAAAGGTTCACACGCTAGACGGTATAATCCGGCCTCAAATGCTCAATATTCGGCCAACTGGGACAAAATATTCTCTAAGGGTAAGACCAAATGACTAGCAAGGGATTACACACTAAAACACGGAATAGATTAGCCAGACAGGATGCTCTAAGGGAGTACATGCAAGAAAGGGGATCTGTTCAATATCTTTTTGATATCGTTGAAAAGATCGAAAAGTTAGACCCTGAATCTGAGACGTTTCAACAGGATCTGGCGAAGTATTCAAAGGTGGTAGATGTTAGGCATAAAATGCTGGGCAAGTATCTGCCTGAGCTGAAAGCTACAGAGATCACGGGTGAAGGTGGCGGGGATCTACAGATAACGGTGGCAGACTTTAAGAGTGCCTAACCTTTCAATCCCCAATGAGTGGGAACCTAGACCGCACCAGGTCGATTTCTTCCGAGCAATGGATAACGGGGTCAAGCGTGCCGTTTGTGTCTGGCATAGGCGAGCGGGTAAGGGATCTGCTACCCTAAACTTCACTGCTAAAGAGATGTTCAAGCGTGTCGGCACCTACTGGCACCTGTTCCCCCATCAAACACAAGCTCGTAAGGCCATATGGAGCGGCATTGACTCAGAGGGTAGACCGATACTCGATCAAGTCTTTCCAAAGGCTGTACGGAAGCGTACAAGCGCACAAGAGATGGTTATAGAGCTGGTCAATGGGTCAACGTGGCAGCTCACAGGATCGGACAACTACAACAACCTAGTGGGTTCTAATCCGGTTGGGGTAGTCTTCGATGAGTGGTCATTGTGTGACCCTAACGCATGGGGCTATATCAGGCCGATACTCGCTGAGAATGGTGGTTGGGCTGTCTTTATCTACACGCCAAGGGGCAAGAATCACGGTCACTCACTCTATCAGATGGCTAAGTCATCCAATGAGTGGTTCTGTCAGAATCTAACAGTCAAGGACACCAAACGAGCAGATGGTACTCCGGTAATATCACCGGACATCATCGAACAGGAACGGCTAGAAGGGATGGAAGAAGCCCTCATACAGCAGGAGTTCTACGGATCATTCGAGGCTCAGATAGCAGGGGCATACTTTGCTGACCAGATAGCAGCTGCCAAGGAACAAGGCAGAGTGTCAAGGCTACCGATTGAACCATCATTGATGGTGCATACTGCATGGGATCTCGGTATATCAGACTCTATGTCTATCTGGCTGTTTCAGGCAATGGGCAAGGAGATACGACTCATTGGATACTATGAGAACAACGGAAAGGGCATGGAGCACTACATTCAATGGCTCAATCAATACGCCTCAACCCATAACGTAATGCTCGGACAACACCTAGCACCACACGACATAGAGGTCAGAGAACTCACATCAGGCCGATCACGGAAGGAAGTAGCACGAGAGATGGGTATCAGCTTCCGAACAGTACAAAGGCCAAGGACTAAGGCCGAAGGTATACAAGCCATCCGTCGAATGTTCCCTAGATTCTGGTTTGATGAAGACCGAACAGAACATGGACTTAATTGCATTGCATCATACCATCGAGAATTCGATGAGAAGCGCAACGTATTTAAAGACACACCTGTACACGACTGGGCATCTCATGGGGCAGACGCACTACAGACGCTAGCGTTAGGCTGGCAAGAATCAATGGTATCAGGACATAGGCCACAACCGAGACAGGCAGAGGTTCGATTCAGTGTCTTCTAGTGTTTACGTTGTATTCACTAACGACTCAGGACATTGGTGGTCAAGATTCCTGCACCCATTTATCAGGCACTGCTACATCGCCATAGCAGACAGGGGCCGATGGCTGGTATATGCCAAGACTGAGCACTATGTAGACTTGTTTACTATCGATTCACAACCCGATAAAATCGAGGAGGTTATCATTGTAAAAATCGATCGTAAGACCGTAGGACAACCGTTGTTAATGTTAAACACATGCGTAGGACACGCTAAACAGATTCTAGGCATCAACCGACCATTCATCTGGACACCGTTCCAGCTGTACAAGTATCTGGAGAGAACAAAGTGAAGAAACCAAAGGCACCGAAACCAACGGCTCAAGAAGTAGCAGTTACCGAGAGACAACAACGCGCACTCGATGAGGAGATCGCAGAACAGGAACAACGCTTCAAGGCATTAGCACGAGGCAAGTTAGGCTCTGCATCCCTATTAGGTGGTGCTCCTCGTACCAGGGCTGAGGCCGCTAGTGGTGCTAGGGGTGCTCGTGGTGCGGCTGGATCTGCTGGGCGCTCAATGTTGGGTGGTTTAGCTGGTGCTGGTAGACGTGGTGCTGCTGCGGCTGCTCGTGCTGGACTTCTAACTAGTGTAGGTAGCATGTAATGAGACTTCCCCCGCATCTTGGATCGATTCAAGACCTGAAAAGCAGAGAGAACAGAGCCTTTAACACTGAGGCAATGTGGCACGATCAACTAACAGACGTGTACGAGTATTTCTTACCGCAACGGAACCTGTTTGAGATCCAAGACAAAGGGCAAAAGAAGATGGATCGCATCTTTGACTCTACGTCATTGACTGCCATTCAACAGGGGGCCAGTAAACTACAAGAAAACATCGCTCCAATCTGGGCTAGATGGGCTACATTCAACCCATCCAATGAGATTCTCAATTTACTGGAGACCGGAGACTTTAACGTCACCGAGAAACAGATCAGAGAGAACCTAGAGAAGCAAGCAGAGATAGTTTTTGACTATATCAATCGGTCTAACTTTGGGACTCAGTTCTACGAGGCCGCACTAGACCTATTGATTGGTACTGCAACGCTAAAGATTGACGAGACAGAAGACGATTCCATGCCGATTGTCTTTAACTGTATACCCCAGAAGGGCATAGCCTTTGAAGAAGGGCCACACGGTACGATCGAAACCCATTGGAGACGGTTCCAGGTTAAGGCCAGATTGCTTGAACGGATGTGGAAAGGATTCCAACCTTCCA